GCTGCTCTTAACCCTATACCAAAATCTCCTGACATAGTTGCAACTGCTCCACTTAAATCTTTTACTTCTAATCCTATTTTAGTTAATGTTGGAAGACTATTATTTATAGTTTTATTAAAATGATCTCCTTGCATTCCAAGAGCACCAAATTGTTTACCACTTTCACCCATAGCTTGATTAGCTCTATCTAACATCGATTTAAATATAGCTATATAAGTACCAACCTCTAACCATTTTTTAGCTTTGGTTATTACAGCTTCCTTCATATCCTGTAACAGTTTATTACCACCACCAAGAAGTGAGTTGATACGACCTTGAGCCTTTTCTGCTGCTATTTTACTTTTTACAATACTTAGTGTATGTCCTAATATTTCCCTTTCAACATCGCTTAAATCATTCGTTTCATCATTTATTTTTGCAGTTAATACTCTATCTAAATCCTTCAATCCTTGCAAATCCATAAAACCAGAATTCATTGATTCAATAGTAGTAAGTTGTTCTTTGGCTAGTTCATTTATCTCTTTATCTCTATTATGTAAACCATCTTGTTCTTGAGCTCTTTCTGTTATTGCTTGAACTTCTTTCTTACTAAATTCAAAATGCTTATGTTGTAATCCTAAAACATCTTTAGAATTATACTTAATTTTCTCCATCTGTTTTGAAATTGAAATAAGTAATTTTGCTTCTTGTTTTTCTAAACTTACAAGTTCATTTGATTTTTCTAACCTCTTTTCTTCAAGCTGTAATATTTTCTTTTCTAATTCAACAAATTTTGCAGCTTGTAAGTGTCCAGCCCTACCATTTTTGGCAATTCTATCTTGTAAATCTGCAAATTCTTTTTGAAGCTTATTTAATTGTTTTTGTTCTTGTGGATTTAATGCCATTTTTTATTAACTCATGCCTTTTGCTTTTCTTTGTTTTTCATATTTTTTCTTTAGTTCTTTTCTTTTTCTTTCTGCATTTTTATGAATTTTCTCAAATGATTTAAGAGATTTCATAAATTCTTTATCCTTTAAGAGTTTTTGGTCGTCTTTAGTTAATGGTCCTCCTCTATATTTTTCAAATTTATGACCATGTTTAATTAAATTAAATAAATATGAAATTATTCCTTCTGATATTATATTCTCTCTATCCATATATGATTTTTTCTTTGACATACTATTCTCCTAATTAGATGTACTTATTCATATATAAATATCAAATATCTAAAAAATTATTGTTTGAATCTTGGATTTCTGGGTATATTTAATTGAGAAATATTTTTATTAGGTTGTTTTTGTTGTTTTTTTATACTTTCATTTTCTTCTTTTCTAGTATCTAGTAATTTATTATAATAAAAATTTCTTAAATATACAGGCATTTCATAAATATCTGAAAATGTAAATCCATTACCATAATATATAAGTTGGAAAATATTATGATGTAATGTTTGTCTATCCTTCGGCTGAAGGCCAAAAAAAGTTTACGGTCAGTGGTATATCCACTTTAACCGATTCTCCTTCCACGTCAACTTCTTGTTCCAATACAATATCAGGAGTTATTCTGAGTATTTCTTTCCTTAATGCTAAAGAATCTCTTGATAACATATTGTTAACAAAACTATTAATATAAGATTTATCATCATTATCATCTACCGATAGAATGGTATGTCTCAATCTTGTTGTAACTGCAGAAGATACTCCTGTTTTTTTAAGAGCATCCATATCAGTTGATATTAAATTTTCTTCCTTACCAGTAAGTAATTTAAACTTTATTTTTTTCTTTAAAACAGGTAATTCCATTTCAAATGAATTTTCCGAAATATCTACATCATCAGGTATATGTTTAAATGGACATTGAGCTAAATTAAATGTATGTTCAAAAAATTCACCGGTATTAGGGTTTTGAATACTAGCTGTATATTCAGCCCCATAAGCTAAAATACGAGCTGCAACCATAATTGCATTTTTATCACCTATTAAAAGATCTGATGATTTTACTCCCTTAGTAACTATAAGAGAGTCTAATAATTTTTCAAGGACTATTCCTTTTTTAATAAGATTTTGTGATGTTAAAATATCCTCTTCTTTAGCAGTCATATATTTTATTTCAATTTTACCCTCCGAAAGTGGTGAATCTTTTCCATATATTTTTCCACCCGATGGTAAATCTATAACTTCACTTGGATATTGTTGTTCTTCTGACATAACTTATACTCCTGTAGCTCTTTTGTACCAACCAAACCAAAATCTCTCTTGTTCTGGTTTTTTAATAACTAAATTAGCAAACCGTAACACACGATAAGCTCTAACTCTATCTAAACTAATATTTTGAATCGCTTTTAATGTTGCTGGACCCATACCACCATCAACTTCTATCTTATCTCTATTTTTAGCATTAGCCGCTCTTTGTAATACCTTTACAGCACCACCTCTACCAAAATTAACACACATATCAAAATAAATATGTCGTAGATGTGATGGAACTTCATCACATTTAGCAGGTCTCCAATAGTCTTGGTGATATATCTTTTTAGCTTGTTCTTTTGTAAGATTTTTTATATCAACATCAGGATAAAACCTTTTGGCTATACCAAAGTTTGTTTCACCACCTCTGTCATGTGGGTCGTTTACATAACCACCTTCGTGTTCTAAAACCTGTTCTATTATTTCTTCAAATGTAGTTTTCATCATATCTCCATATATAAATATATATAAAATAAAAAAACCCCTAATTTTTTATTAAGGGTTTTTTTAACTTATATTTTATTCTGATTGATTAGAATTGAAGTATTGCGTAATCATATCTTAATGTTAGTGTAATTTCTACTGGATCACTTACAGAAAAATCTAAATCACCAAATGTAGAATCCTGAATCCATGTTCCTTTTAATGTCCATTCTTCAACTACATCACCTACAGGTCCAAGAAGTTGAAAAGTAACATCCTTCTTATACATATCCGAGTATCCATCTCTTCCAGTAACTGATTCGTGTGATAGTCTTATCCATTCCATCACTGACTGAGAAGCTGAAGGAACAACCGGATCATATAAAGTACATTGTATTGACTGCCATCTACCTTTACCTTTTACATATCGAGTAACATTCATATGTTCAAGAATTACTTCATCAAAAGTAATTTGTGGACGATTAGCTGTTTTAATCATATATGCTGGAACACCATCTATTTGCATTATAAACCGATTCTTTAACTTCGGTTCAAAAGGTGTAAACATTATATCTTGTGGTTCTAATAATTCTGCCATTAAATTTCTCCTAATTAAACACTACGCTGTATTCATATATAAATATCAAAAAAATAAAAAAATATCAATTATTCTGGAAAAGAAGCACCAGTTCGTTGAACAGTAAAGTCTAATACAATAAACTCAGCAGTTCTTGTTGGTTGTAAGAATATCTGACCTATTAACTGATTTCTATCAACAACATCTGGTGTATTATTTGTGTCATCCATCACTACTCTAAACTCATTCAATCCACTTTGTGATTGAACCTGAGATAAATACGGATTAACAATGTTTAAAAATCTAGCTCTTGTTTTTACATTATTTTGTTCAAACACTAAGAATCTTGAAGATGAAGCAATAAACTTCTTAACTTTAATTAACAATCTTCTTACATTTACTCTATCAAGTGCAGATGGTTTCTTCTGTAATGTTTTCTGACCCCATACAGTTACACCTTGTGCTGGGAAAGTTGCAATTGGATTAACACCAGCAGAATATAAAGTATCCCTATCCGATTGAATAATTTGTCTTTCTGTTTGTACTACTCCATCAAGAGATCCCCTATTCAGACCAGCTGGTGCAAACCATGGATGAGCTACTTTATCATTGAAAGCATACATACCAGCTACTGGAATTGAAGCTGGCACCCATCTATTTGACCCTACCTCAGTATCAGTTATCTGTAACCAAGGCCAGTACATAGCTGCATAACTGGTATCTCTTGTTTCAGCTTCTGTTGTAGCTGTTGTAATAGCACTTCCCTTTACGGTAGGATCTGCTAAGACAA